GTATGCGTGTTAGCGCCGTTATCGCTTAGGATTATGCGGCCATCGCGGGCCACCTTTACAACTGTAGAGCGTGCCATCGTTTAGGCCTCCAGAGATATCGTTTTATAGGAAGAGGATTTGTTTTTTCGAACCCGTTTCGGCGGGCCGTCCGTATGCAGTCCAGCAATGATCGCGGCTTCTAAGTCTTCGATCATTGCAGGTACGTTGGATTCTAACAGGTTTTGCCGGACGATCTTCCATTCCTGCGTTCCGCCTTTTGTGCGGGCTACATGCGCGGAGTAGGGTTTGTTGCTGTAGTACCCGCGCGCGTCATTCTCTAGGATGATTTCGCGCTTGCCTTCGGTCGTTTGCTCGCTTGCTTTCCATCCGGCGCGGGAACGGCCCACTGATAGCGGGTTGCGGCCTTTGTATTTCCAGCCGCTCCACTGTTTCCGTATATCGTTAAGCATCGTTTCGCGGTGCTCGCGCATAATCTGCGCCATAGCATCGGACATAATGCCTTCAAGGCGATCGGCGTCCCATCCGATCGTTATCTCTACTGAGGCCGAATCACCCAAAGATGCCCCCAAAGATATCCGATAGCTCCGGATCGCTGAGGATATCGAGCAAGGCGCGGCGGTCCGCGACACCGGACGCGCGGCGCCTGGATATCGCGCGCTCAGTTAGATCTACCTGATTTCGGACGGCGACTAGCATTGGCTCTTTAATGAGCTGGAAGGCTTCCGGAACCAGTGTTTCCCATAGCGGCGTCTCCGGACTTCCTCCGCGATGATGCACCCACTCGGCATAGTACATAGGGTTTTCAATACGGATCCCAATGCGGCCGAATGACGGATCGAGCTCATAGGTCCACCGATCGCGGCTAGTCCCGGTGTCTACCGGCCACCGGCTCTTAATGTATTCGAGCATTCGATCGGACCAATGCGCAAGCTGATCAAGCTCGCGCGGGGCTATCGGCCGGGGCCCTCCGTGTTGCCGCTTTATGTAGTCTTCGATCGACTTCAACCGAACTAGCAGCTCTACCGCCACCGCTAAACGATGCTCAGATCGAGATCGAAAGACACAGCCAGATCGAAAGCTGTAACCATGAAAGCGCCGCCGCCCGCATAGGTAAAGGCTGCCGGCCCAAAGTCGATCGCGCCGTCGGTCGTTAAGGTCGTGCCGCCCGCGGCTAGATACCGGATCGCGGCCTCGTAATCGGTCAAGGCTTGATCGGGCGCATCCGCACCGCTTGACGGCTTTAGCCGGTGGCCGAGCTCTACCAGAAACGAAAGCCGGAGCCGGTGCCGTTCCCGGCCTCGCTGAGTTAGCGCGGTAGCCTTCGGCTTGACGCTGAAAGACCGATCGATCTTGCCGGAGGCCTCATTGCGCACGCCTAAAGGCGAACGGGCTTCCGTTAGACCTGCGGCTACCAGCCGGGCCGCTACCGCGTCAAGTGCGCCGGCGCTTGTCACCTGTACCGCCGCGGGCCACTGGTCAGCATGATAATCGGCGCGATCGGCTTAGCCTCCGCTTCGAGCTTATTATCCTCGCCGATATCGATCCGGCTCCGGATCTGGTCATAGGCCTTATCGGTCTGCGCATCATACCGATCGGCGTGTTCCATGTACCGATCGCCCGGGTCTAGCAGGGTCGAATAGTCCCGGAAGATTAGGGCAAAGCTCCGAGCGAACATCCATTCGCGGAGCGCGGACGGGGTCCGGATCTGCCAGAAAGGCACGGAGTCCGCATAGAGACGGCCCAATAGCTCAGCCCATGCCGACGATATGTAGTCCTGCAGGTTTCCCTTTGAAGCCGACACAAGCGCGGCCACGTCCGAATGACGGGCTACCAGATCGGTCTGCGCGATGGGACAATAAAGCCGGGCAAGGCACAAAACGGCATCATTATAGAAAGTGAAAACGGAGCCGGCGATCGTAACATCGAAGCGTACCAGCCATGCCTTGCCCAGGGTCTTTCCTGTTGTGTCTCCGCTGGCGATCGTACCGGTAACCGTGCCGGCCGCTACCGCGGCCGCGGTAGCGTCTACCACCGTCGCCCCGTCCGCTTGGTATAGCGTAAAGGTCGCAGAGGTTACCGAAGCGGCGGCCCCGTCCAGCTCGATAGATACAGAGACCTCTTGCGCCTTTCCGCGCTCGATCATGCTGGGGCCCGTCCAACGTGCAGACCAGAGGGTTTCCGCCATTCTATCGCCTCACTTGATAGGGTTCCGCGCTTTCTTATCTTCGCGCGTATCGGCCCGGATCGCTATCTCCCGTGCCTTTCGTTTAGCATAGTCTGGCGCGGCGCCGCGGCGGATCATATCTCGCGCGGTCCGGTCTATTTGATCGCGCCGGCCTTCGCGCTCGCTACTCACTTTCTACCCTTGCGGGCGGCGGGCTTAGCCTTGCTGGGCTTTGGCTTCGGTGCGGGCTTCGGTGCGGGCTTCGGTGCGGGCTTAGCCTCCGCCATTGCCGCGGCCGCCGCCCCGGCGAGCTCCGCGGCGGCCTTCAGTGCAAACGCGGCGTCGGATGCATACCGGGCCCGATCGGCGCCGCCCGCCCTTAGCGAGCGTTGCGCTAGCCCGTGGCCGTCTTCGGCCATCCGCAGAGCTGCGCGAATGCTGGTCTTCCAAGTGAGTTTGTCCATTCAGTCTACCTCTGCGATTTTGCGGCGCGGCTTGCGGGCCGTGCCGTCTTTGTTGGCCTTCGCGATTGCGCCGGACTGCATGCGCTCCCACTCTGTCTCCATTGCCTTAATACGGACTTCCAGCGCGTCCGCTTGCGCGGTTAGGTGCGGATTCAACCCGGATCGGCTGGACACGTTGCGGTGTCTGTTCCGCTCGCGATTCAGTAGCCAAAGATAAACGCCCGCGGCAAGGCCGGGAACGATCTGGTTATCGCGAAGGTGCGCGCGGAATTTGATTACCTCCGCGTTTGCTTCCGCAGAATTCCAGATGATTTCGCCGCCGGGTAGGATCGTCGCCTCTTGCGAGAAATCCACATACCAGCGCGCACCCGTGTCGCAGTCATAGTAGCGCACGTAGTCCTGAAATTCGCCTAGGCGGCTATCTTTGGGATCTATGTAGGTCGCGCCCATCTCTACCGCGGAGGCTACCGCGCGGGACACGTTTCCATTGCGGCCGACACCGTTAGCGCCGGGCTTTGCAACGATCCGCTTCAGGACCGGCAGAAACCCGTAGCCCTCCACGTATTCCCACGACTTTGGATAAGTGATGTAGACATAGCGCGCCTGCGGCCGGAGCTGCCGGCCTGCAATCGGTAGCCCTTCGCGGGTCTCTGCGGACCGCACGTCGCGCTTAGGCTTGTTTAAATGGACTGTTTGGTTCATATCTTCCCCTAAGTAGAAAGGGGCTGGCGGCGGAAAAGGGATACCACCGCCAGCCCCTTCAGAAATGCGACTAGGCGTCGCTAACGATCTCGCAAGCCCGCAGATCTTCGGCCTCGCTTACAGCCGGGAAAATCGTGGAAATGGCTTTCGAAAGTCCATTATCCGCGTCCCGGGACAGTTCCACCAGCACCGCACCGGCGTCCATAAGGATATTAGCGGCCGGGATCTGACCCTGCAGCGCGCTAACCGGTGCCATCGTGTAAGCGAAAGCACCCTTGCCGAACATGGCCTGCGAACGATCCTCGCCGGCATTAATCAGCGCGCAGCTATCACTTTGCCAGAATTCGATCCCGTTCCATGTACCTTGGAAGCCAGGACCGCGCGTAGCAAGTGCGGCTGCGCTTGCGTCGGTGTACTGAATTGCGCCCGCCTCCGATCTTAGCGACTGGCGAAAGTCATTCATTCCAACCGGCGAAAGAACGCAGGTTAGCGGCGCGTCTGTAGTAGCGACTACGGCGTTGCTATTGAGCTGGAATGCCGCGTCATAGATCGTGTCTGTTGACAAATCCACGGTTGTCGCACCGACGGAGCTTCCAACGCTATTAAACAGAGCGCAGAGCAGATCCGTCATAGTCAGACCGACACCGGCGGCGAGAGTCTTAACCACCGCTTCCAGATCAACAGGACCGCCGGAAACGCCGAATAGATCCGACACCTGATAGGCTCGAACATAGCGCGCGACCTGCAAGCTAAACTTGCTGGTCGTGTACGCTGCATTGTCTGCCGCGGTACCGTGCGAGATCTCAGAGCTAGCGGCGCTGAAAGCACCGGGCGCCGCGTCAAGCGTAACCGACATGCTGTCGGAGCCGATCGAGGCCCAAGGTACCTCTGTCATAACGGCCCGAAGATCTGTCGGATCGTGCAAGGTCTCCATAAGTAGAGAGGAAAGAACGGAGGATACGCGCCCGCCACTAGTGGCGAGCCCTGTAAAGGTAACTTCGTTGGCCATGATAAATACTCAGGGTTTTATGGTTTTGATACCGCGAATCCCCGAGTATCGGCCGGAGCGCCGGTGCGGCTTATCTCTAATGTAAGCGGTTCTAGGCTATTTGATCAAGCCCTCCGCGCGCAGGGTAGCTAATACTGCGTCCTTGTGCAGTCCTAGCTTTCCGCTATTCTTGCCGCGGATGGCTGAGATCTCATCGCCGGAGTATTGGCGCCCGTTATGCGCGGCGGGTTGCGAAGTGCCCGCGTTTGGGTTTCCGTTTTCTATCATCGCACGGACCGCCGATAGCAGATCGGTACTCGGATTCGATACGGGCGCCGGCTCGCTATTAGGCTCCGCCGCCGGGGCTGTACCCTTCAAGCGTTCAAAGTGTACAGAGTACAGCGGATCAGATGCGTTTTCGTTCAGCCAGTCGTTAAATGTAGGCCGGGCGTCTGCGGCGAGCTCTGCGACACTATCCACGTATTCCCGGCGGAAGAACCGGCGCACGCTCGGAGCCTTAAACCCCAGCTCGATCAAGTGCATGTCTTGCCCGTGCGAGGTCTGCAGCTCGCGAAGGCCGCTATTGGTTTTCTCATATTCGCCTTTCAGTGTTTCAAGCTGCGCGGTTAGGTCTGCGGCGCTAGCCTCCGCTACCCGGCGCCGTTCGCTTTCCTCGCGCAGGCGAAAGCTCGGAACGGAAGCACCGCCGCGATCCTCGCCCTTTGCGGCTGCATGTTCAATCCGCACCGTTTGCGCGGCGTCTTTATCTTCGGCCATGTCTTCCCCTTACAGAGCGGTTTCGCTTTGCTCCGATTGCGTGTTTAGAACCTCTGCCAGTCTTTGGATCCTCAGTAGCCGCTCAATCGCCTCTTCGTCGGAACCGATCTCCGGGTTTAATTCCCGGAGTGCGTCCACCTTGGAGATCAAGCCCATCTCTAACTTCGCCTTAATCAGCTCAGCCCGGCCTTTCGTTTCCTCGCTGGACTCTGAGACCCCGCGGTATTCGATCGTGTAGTCGCCCGGGGCTTCCGGTAGAGCGGTGCCGCCGTACTCGTTCGAAAGCATGGCCGCCCGGCTTAGCAGTAGCTGATCCGACATGCGCAACGAGGGTTCGCGGGCTTTCATGCGCCGCCGCATACCAGCGCGGGACACGACGATCGCATAGCCGCTCTGCGCCTGCGTCACTTGCAGATCTGCAGGATTCAGCCCGGCATAGGTCGCTAAGCCCGATTCGTACACGCGGAGGGCTTCCGCCGCGCTTCGGGGTTCCATGGCTGGCGATAGGCTACCGATGGAACCGGAGCCCGGGCCGGAGCTGCGGAATTTGATAATAGACTTTCGATCGATCGGTACCGTGTCCACCTGCACGCCCGCTATCGTCCTGGTGATACCGGCCTGCGTGTCAACGTCCAGCGCATACCGCTGCGGATGCGCGCAGCTTTGGAAACCATCGGACCAATGCGACCACAAAGCCGCCAGCCTAAGCGAGCCGCGCGCTAGCTCGATCCCCTCGCGATAGCTCCATAGGCCCGCGCCGATCGTCGCATGGTAAAGAACATAGGGGAGGACCGGTTTTCCGTTCCGCATGTACGGATAGGCGCCTTCAAGGCCTGCGGCATATTGCGCGGTAACATCCACGCGGACGCCGTTTGCGCTTACAGCTTCAATCCGAAACACGGGCGCCGCCGGATCGGAGATATCCCATATCTCCCAACACCAGACGGTTTCGCCGTTCTTAGTCCGCGGCCTTAGCTCTTCGACCCGGGCCGGTTGATCCGGCATATCCTCCGAAGCTGTCAGGACTACCAGATCGGGCGATATCGGGCGGTAGGATACCTCGGAGGCTTCCGGGTTCCAATAGGGCCAATCTAGCCGCATTAAAGATTCGTTGATCGCCAGGGTCTGCAGCTCTGTTTTCTGCTGCAGCGCCCATAGCCTAGGGGTAACGATGCTCGATAGGTCCGCGTCCGCTTCCGGTACAGATACCCGGGGCGCTTCCGCGTATGCATTCGCGAGCTGTTGGACTATCATCCGAAGCGGGTTCCGGCTCATATCCGGATGAAACTCCAGATCGGCGGCTATCTCCCGAGCGAAGAGCCGGCGCAGCTCATCGCGCAGATCCTCTATGTGGGCGCCTGTCAGCATGCGATTCCGCAGGCTTT